TGAGCGATTTTGACATTCGTGATGATAGGCCGATGCCCAGCAAGATGAGCCTTGGATCCTTGGATTATCCTTTTGATGACCTAGAGGTCGGGGAATCCTTTCTGGTTGATGCAAGAACAGATGAGGCTAGTAACGGGCGTAGGACAATAGAAAATCGGTTACGGTCAGCGGCTTTTCGTTATGGCAAGAAGCTCAATAAGAAATTTACCTGTCGCTTTGTGAACAATGACAGGGAAATCGGTGTCTGGAGAACAGAGTGAAGCTTACAAATCAGTACGGGGCACCGGATGTTTTCATAAAAGCCATTGAAGCTGATCCTTATGACAAAGGAGAAGCCGACTTCAGCGTGACAGGGCTACTACAGCCCCCGCAAATCACCCGTCTATGGAAGGAGAACGAAGACCTTCTTACCTCCGACGTTCGTGATGAGGTGTGGAAACTTCTGGGGTCCGGCGTTCATGCCGTATTAGAGGGTCACGGTGACGGTACCGTGGAACAGAGATTGTTCTCTGAGCATGAGGGCGTAAGGATCTCCGGTGCTGTGGATCTAGTGAAAGATGGGCACGTTACCGACTACAAGGTTACGTCTGTTTATACCACGATCAGATCCCTCAAACCTGACTGGGAATCACAACTCAATTTGTATGCGTGGCTTCTGGAAAAAAATGGAACCGAAGTAAATCGTTTAACTATCGTGGCAGTATGTCGGGATTGGACGAAGAGCAGAGCGAGTAAAAATAATTATCCAAACAGCCCGATTGTTTCGATTCCGGTTCCACTCTGGTCATCGGAGAGGCGAGAAAGGTTTGTGTCCCAACGGGTAGCTATTCACACGAAGGAGGAAACTACTCCATGTACAGATGAGGAACGTTGGATGAATGATGCTGGAACAAAGTTCGCTAGATGTGAAGGGTGGTGTTCTGTAAGTGAGTTCTGTCCACAATGGGGAGGAGATAGCCGTGGCAACAGTAACAAAAGATCCAACAGCTAAAGAAGTCTGGGACACGCTGTCCGGTATCAATGTCAACGAACATACCGAAGAGAAGGGGGGCTTAACCTATCTGAGTTGGGCTTGGGCGTGGTCGATTATGATGGACCACTATCCACAGCTTATCGTTAAGTGGCATGGCATGACGGATGAAAGTGGTGTAACCAGGGATATCACAACTTACCCCGGTGGCACCGCATCTGTCTGCTGCTCCATAACCATTGGCGATAGCGTGAAGCGAGAGATGTGGCTGCCTGTAATGGACTATAAGAATAAGGCAATCGCGAATCCTGACAGCCGTGCCATCTCTGACGCAAAACAACGTTGCCTAACAAAATGCCTTGGGATTCTGGGATTAGGTGCATATGTGTATGCTGGCGAAGATCTTCCAAGGGATACTACGTCTGTTAAGGCGGTCCCAAAGAAGACGCCGAAGCCCAAGGCTACCAAGAAAGCACCGGAGTACAAGGCTCCAAAGAAATCATCTAAGAAGGCCGTGGAGGAGGCCAAGGAGGATCCACCGTCGCTCACCTATGATGAGGTGTCAGTGGATGAGTCGATCACGAACTTGAAGAAAACGGTAACCGATCTGCATAAGAGAGGGTGGGCTGCCGACAGTGCTGCCAAGAAGCAGATCACGGATGCGATCAAGGGCCGTGACAGCGAGGTCTTGATCGGGTTGAGGGAAGAAATTCTGGTACTAGCAGAGAGTGCGTTGAAACTTCACGATGCAGAGGAGGAGGAAAACGATGGCTGATTACACTGACGAGCCGAAGATTGACTTCGCGGTTTTCAAGAACAAGTACGCGAAGACCGACCGTCACCCTTCAGAGGTGGGCAAGATAGAGTTCACCAGAGAATTTCTGAAGACGATGGTGGACAGAGCCAAGACGGGCACGATGCCTGTCTTGAGGGTCGCCATGTGGCCCCGTACAAGTAAAGCTGGGTTGGATTATAAGTTCTTCCGGTTGGAACTGGAGCGTATCAAGTCCATGCCCACTGAGGAGCCGACGAACAGTGCTGCCACCAAGGATGAAGACGAGAATGAAGGACTCCCGTGGTAGGAAACAGTTTCTACTCAGGCTTTCACACGATCTGTTTGAGGACGCCAAGTCGTATGCTGACAGGGAGAACATCAGCATCACGCAGTATATAAACAGGTCGATAGAAGCGTATGTGGAAGCCACGAAAGAAGTAAATGTGGAGGAAAGAAACATATTATCCGAATCAGATTTAAGTTCGGGTGAGGGATGGTGGATGAACTAGGTAGTGGACCTAGGGGGGGGTTGGCGGTGGTATCCACATCGCTCAACCCCCTAGGATTCTTTAAGGAGGGGAGGTAAGACATGAGGAACAAGAAGCGCGACAGTAGTCACAGCAAGAAACATCGACGCGACCGCACCAAGAAACTACGCCGTGCTCGCCCAAGATCTCATCAAGATCCTAAGCACCAACGGGAATTGATAAAGAGATTGCGTCGAACAGGTCAGTATATTTTTGGTGAGGAGGACAAGTGAAATGAGTGATACAAGGGGCGAGAAAATCACCCTGTCGGCGTCAGAGATGGCGTTCGCCGCTTTCTCTGGGGTAGCGCGGGAGGCTGCGAACCGAGCGGATGGCAGGGGACGGGCGGGTGGCTTCAGTAAAAGCGGGTGGGACACACACATTGAGGGAGCTTGTGGCGAGTGCGCGGCGGGGAAGTGTCTTGGCGTGTACTGGCCTCCGGGGATAGGCACGATGAAAGGGCCAGACCTACTCCACTGCATTGAGGTTCGGACGACACCCGGTCACAACTACCGGCTCCCAATCAAACGGACTGACCCAGAAGATCGGTGGTTCGTCCTCGTTACGGGGACCGCGCCGGTATTTTTTGTTCGGGGATGGATTGGCCCCGACGAAGCGAGGCGGGATGAGTGGTGGGACGACACGATTGAGTATCCAAATTGGATGGTGCCTCAATCCGCGCTTCACCCGATTGGCACACTACTAGATGCGATACACCATCAAATATGATTATCTCAGCCAAGTATAGTGGGCCATGCATCAAGTGTGGCGAGCAGATTAAGGTTGGCAGTTTCGTAAACTGGGATCGCAGTCGTGGCATCTGGCATTTAGATGAAACCGATAACGATAAGTTGAGATACTCTATGCTTGATTCCAGCCAAATGGAAGACAGTTATTGCTCTAACACAACCCAAGGGGAGGAGAAGGTTATGAATTCCGACAACAATAATACGATCAACGTTAGCGATCTGATAAGGGTACTCAAGGGAATGGAGGAAGCCGTGAAGAATGAGGTCGCGGTGAACACACTCGCTGAGATTCCTGAGGAAGAAAAACAATTAGTGAAGGATCATTTTCATGGCCAGCGTCATAGCTGGAAGCGTAATCTTACTAAAAAACAAACCTCGTTTTGTGAGCTTATGGCACTGGGATCCAGTAGGGCTGATGCCTACACCAATTCTTATGATATCGCAAGCCCTGCATTTTCCGACAACGCTGCCCGCAAGCTGCTAGAAAAACAAAAGGTAAGAGATAAGATTGCAGAATTTAGAAGGGAGTTGACGGGTGATGACGAGGCTGGGGCACAGAAGTTTTTAGATGATATTAAATTGGAAGGTGAGGGAAGAAGTAGGGGTGGTTGGTCGCGCCGTCTTACGCAGGGCCAAGAAAATTTCTGTCAAGAAATAGCGAATGGCGCTACCCGCATAGCCGCATTTAAGAATTCTGGCTACGACTTTGATGGCTGGACACAAAAGAGGATGCGGAAACGGGCCAATGAACTGATGAAGCTGCCCAAGGTAGAGGCTCGGATTGCGTCCCTCATGTCTGGCGATACGTCTGATGTTATAATCGGTCGCCATAAAAACCAATGGTCTTCACCGATCTCGCGCCTAGCTTCTATGCCCTCTTCCTCACAGGTGGTCGATGCCAACGATATCAATGGTGAGTTCGTTGACGAGTTCGTGGAACGCATCAAGCTCCATGGTAGAATCTTTCACAATGCGATAGTGGCCC